AGGAGTTTGCAGAGCTGCTTGGAATACCTAAGAGTGCTGCAATTACTTGCGTTAAGCCCAGTGGCACCGTCTCACAACTCGTTGATAGTGCTTCTGGAATCCACCCTAGACACTCTAAGTTCTACATACGAAGAGTTAGAGGAGATAAGAAAGACCCTCTGACCCAATTCTTAATTACACAAGGAATACCAAATGAAGCATGCGTTTACAAACCAGATCAGACTGTCGTATTTAGTTTCCCTCAAAGAGCGCCTGAAGGACTTACTCGAAGTGATGTTACTCCGATTAGCCATCTGGAGCTATGGCTTACTTATCAAAGGCACTGGTGCGAGCATAAACCTTCTGTCACCATCTCCGTCGAAGAAAAAGACTGGCCAAGTGTTGGAGCATGGACATGGGAAAACTTCAGCGAAATCAGTGGCGTCAGCTACCTCCCTTACGACGGAGGAACGTATCGTCAAGCGCCTTATGAAGAGTGTGATGAGCAAACCTACAAAGACCTTAAGAGCTCCATTCCGAGAATCAACTGGGAAGACTTCAAAGAAAACACCGACAACGTCGAAGGCGCGCAACAACTAGCCTGTAGTGCTGGGTCTTGCGAGATTTAAACAGTTTCACATGGTGGTGAGTTGGGGCGGCTAACACAGCGCCCCTTTTTTATGTTATAGTATTTATTCCGCCAATTCGTTGGCTTGCCATAGGAGCGTTTATGATTTACTCAATTGACTTTGAAACCCGCAGTTTTGCTGATCTGCCAGAAATAGGTTTAGATAAATACGCAAACTGCCTATCCACTGAAGTGTTGTGTATTGCATTCGGCACCACACCCGAGACCGTTAAGGTCAAATCCCCACAAAACCCCGAAACCAATGAGCTTTGGCCCTTGATGCAGCACGTTAGCAAGGGTGGCAAAATCCAAGCATGGAACGCCATGTTTGAGTACGCCATCTGGAACTGTGTCTGTGTGCCAAAGTACGGCTGGCCACCACTAAAACTAGAGCAGTGCATTGACACTATGGCTATAGCGGCAGCCAATAACGTACCCCAGGCTCTAGGCGATGCGGCAGTCTTTATGGACGCGGCACATCAGAAAGATACCCGTGGCCGGTACCTAATCCAAAAGCTCTGTAAGCCAAACCGCAAAGGGGTATTTGAAAACGACCCAGAATTAATGTCTGAGTTGTTTGAATACTGCCAACAAGACGTCTGTGCAGAAATGGCCATAGGAGCCGTTTTAAGGCCCCTTAGCGACGCCGAACAGGCAGTTTGGGAGCTCACCCAGCGCATCAATTTAAGAGGCGTACCAGTCGATTATAACGAGCTCCACAACGCTGTTTTGGCTGTGGTAAGGGCGCAGGACCAACTAGACAACGAATGCCTCTCCTTGACCGGTTTTAAGCCGTCTGAGAGGGCTAAATTGCTGAGTTGGATTAATGGCGCTTTAAAGGCTTGTAGTTTTAAAGAATTAGACGATTTGACCGCAGAGACCGTTGAAAAAATGTTGCAGTGCAACATTCCTGCGCATATAAAAAGGGCGTTAGAATTACGCCAAGAAGGCAGCCAAACGAGCGTGGCTAAGTACGCTAAGATGATGGAGGTTCAAAGAGATGGGAAGATTAGGAATACACTGGTATATCATGGCGCTAGTACTGGCCGCTGGGCGAGCCGTGGTGGGCTCAATCTACAAAATATTGCCAGACCAACCCTTAGCGATGAAGAGATTGAATTGGCGATACCAATGGTCTTTACAGAAGGAGTGGGCACAATGCAACAACTCTCCTCTCTGGTACGATCCGCCATACGAGCTCCAGACGGCAAAACCTTCGTTGACGTGGATTTTAGCTCAATTGAAAACCGAGTGGGGGTATGGCTTGCCGGACAAAACGACAAGGTGGCTCTCTTTCGGAAAGGGCTGGATGAGTACAAAGTCTTTGCTTCAGAAAACTTATACCGAGTCTCATATGATGAAGTCACGAAGGAACAACGTCAGGTTAGCAAGTCTGCGGTCCTTGGGGCGATGTTTGGCCAAGGTGCTAAAGGGCTAGTGAAGTACGCGGAAGGAATGGGAGTTAAGCTGTCTGAAGGACAAGCCAAGACCGCAGTAGATAATTACCGCAGTTCATATTCGCGAGTGAGGGATTTGTGGGCAGCATGCGAATCTGCTGCGATTGAAGCAGTAAACAATCCCGGTAGCCCGTTTGCAGCATACCGGCATATTGTGATGAAGGTTGCCAAAGAGGCATTGTGGATGCGCCTACCGAGTGGTAGATTAATCTGTTGGCAAAGGCCACAGCTCGAGTTGGTCACCACACCATGGGGTAGTGAGAAGATGAGTGTTACTATCCACAGCCAAAACACGTTCACTCGGCAGTGGAGTAGGAATGCTTTGATCGGCAGTAGTATCTTCCAGTCCGCTGTACAAGGAACCGCTCGGGATTTCTTGGCCGACTCCATGATACGGTTGGACAATGCCGGTTACGAGATCATAAATTCCATACACGATGAAGTACTCCTCTTAGTGGAAGAACAAAGCGCGGAGTCCACCCTAGATGATGTAGTTAGAATAATGACTACACCACCAGTGTGGGCTCCCGACTTTCCTCTTGCAGCTGAGGGCTGGCATGGAAAACGTTACCGGAAGTGATTATTTTTTAGGTAAAGGCCATCTAAGTTCACCTATTGGTGAAATAAACGGGCTTTTACCTTGAGATTTTCTGTACCTAGCAAATTGTTCTGCTTTACGGTACATGTCTTCAGTAGGTTGTTGATTTGCCAATAAAGAATCAATTTCTTGACGGCTCATCATTGGATTGAGTAAAGGATATTGCATTCCATTGCTATCGGCGGAAATTTCAGTCGAAACACCACCAGCTTGATTAGGCAATAAACCAAAATATCCTTTACCTTTAGGCATAGATACATCTTCTACAGATTCAATATGCCGAAATCCATAGGGTGCTATACTATAAGGTTGACCACCATTAGCTAAATGTGCTAAACCACCTTGAGCGTACTGACCGCCCATAGGATCAATATTTTCGTATGTTTCTGGTGCGCCATGTACAATGTCACCACGAGCCATGGCATCACGATACGCATTAATTGCTTCTGCTGATAAACCAACACCAGCGCCTACTGCACGAATTGGAGCAGGAAATGGCAATACTGAAACGCCTGTACCAACACCACCAAGGCCACTGATCAAAGCGCCTATATTATCATTTTGTTGAGAGCGGTTATATGCATCAACTGCTTGAGATCCCGCCATAGCACCACCAAATAGATGCCCAGCTAAAGGACCTACTTTACCAATAAATGGTAATCTGTATTCAGACACGCCTTGTAAAAAATGACCGATATCGGATACAGCATTTGGTGCTAGTTTATAAAGTATTTTTTGTGCTGTAGTGGCGTTTTCTGGCAATGGTGGAATTTCAGGCACTGTGCCTGCCCTAGTAAATCCCGGATATTTTTTATGCAGTTTTGATTCTTGACGAACTTTTTTAGCAGCTTCTAATTGAGCTTCGTTGTAATTTCTCCAGTTTTCTAAACTGTCTTCAACACTAACACCCCTTGGTTTAAAAGGTGTACGTCCAGGTGTTGCTTCTGTTAGCGTTGAAATTTTACCAGCCCTAGCTTGTTCAACTTTATTAACACCAGCTTGCACTAATGGTGGAACAACGGCGCCTGCTACAGCACCAGCGCCAGCGCCAAGAGCTCGAGGCACTTGACTTCTTGGGTCATAAGTTGGTTCTTGTTCTGGCAAATCTGATTGGGGAACAAGTTCACCAGGTAGGTCGTCTTGTGGAACAATTTCATCAGCCATTATTTATACACCCATTGTCCATTTTTATAAACTATTGGTTTACCACTTTTCGATGTCTTTTCTTCACCTTCTTTTGGTGCCGTAGAAGCTGCACCTGAAGTTCTTCTAGCAAAATTAACTTCTTCGTTAAGAATGTTATTTAAATCTTTTTGATAGCGTTTATGAATGTCCATAACACGAGGGTCATCACTCATAGCAAAATCTCTAAAATTAGGATATTTAGAACCATTACCATAAATTTTACTTAATTCCGCATTCATGTCAGCAATACGTTCAAGCATTTTTGCTTTTTTGTAAATAGCTTCTGAAGGATCTTTAAGACTAGATGAAGCACGTTGTAAAATCTCACGTTCACCTTCAGTAATTTGTCCTTGACCTTTAATTAATTTAGCAGCTTTTAATTCTATGCGAGCTAAATAAGTCCCTAACTCATTACGTTGTGCCATTGTTAAATTGGTAGTTTTTGGTAATGTTTGCAAAATTGCAGTAGACAAATCATTAACAGAAACATTACCAATACCACGTTCCAATTGACCAGCAACAGCTTTAAAATATCCTTCGCCAGCAAGAACACCAGCAATTTCAGGATTTTCTGAAACTAATTTTTGAACTCGTTTACTGGTTTCTTTATCTTCAATAATATTTGCAGGTCGAATATCATTTTCAAATTCTGCTCTTGCTGCTTCACCTGATTCACCACGTTTTTTAGCCGCAGCAGTTCGTTCTTCTTCGTCTATTTTACGTTGCGCAATCATTCCAGCTACATCTGGAAAACCTTGGCTAGTAGAAGCTAATTGAACTCCTTGATTAGTTTGTTTTAAATCTTGATTTAAACCAGCTTTAGCTTTGTTCATTTCAATGTATTGACGAATTGAAGTACCAAGCTTATCTTTACGATCTAAATTAATAGTACCATCTGCGTTAATTGCACCTTCGCCACCAAAATAAGCAGCCAATGCTTTATCCGGATTTTGGTATTTATTTTGATAATACGCCAATAAACGATCACCAGTATCTTTGTTTTGTTCTGGATTATTAATATCGTAATCAGAAGGAATTAGCTTTAAACGCTTAGCTGTTTCAAAAGTATCTGGTGTAACTTGCATAGGACCAACAGCGCCTTGAATACCGGGTTTAGTAGTGTCAGCTGTACCAGAACTACTTTCAGTGCTGTAAACTGCTTTTTGAAGTTTAGGTATTACAGCTGCTGCTTCCGGTGTGATAGGAGTAATTTTATCTCCTTGTGGTGCTGGCGGGACAGCAGCGGCAGGAGCAGCGGCAGGAGCAGCGGCAGGAGCAGGTTCGCCTTTAGATTCGTAATATTCAGAAGGTTGTTTGATAAGTCCTTTATTTTTAAGATCCCAGTATTCAAACATATTAACATCACGAACTTCTGGTGCTTTTTTAATTGGGTTCCAAACAACTGTTGGTTTACGATCTAGAGAAGAAGGATTGTTTTCTGCTTTAGTTCTTTCAGTAGATTTTGTTTTTAACCAATCTTCAAGAATTGGTCTGTCATGTGCTGGTTTTCCAGTTAATTTAGCTTTAATAAACTCGTCTAAAACAACACCGCCGTAAGTACCTTCAGCACCTGTTGCGCCTTTGGTTCCACCCATTTTAGAAGCATAATCTGCAGCTTCTTGTTTAGCTTGTTCACCAGCTGCTTGATAAGCACCAACTGTTTGGTAATAATCTAACAACTGTTTTTCTTCAGCTAATTTTTGAGCTTTGTATTTATCGTATTCGCCGCGAGCAGTTGCAACACCAGCATTTAATCCTGATGCAATATTACCTAATAGCCCTAAATTTTCCCGTTCGTTAATAAATTGCTGCATCTTAGCAACAAGTTCATCGTTACCACCAACTGGGACTTCAATCGGTCCTCTAATATTAGAACCTTTTGGTGCGTTCATTTGCATTTGCGCTAATGGTGGTGTTTCACCAGTTGTTCCACCATCATCAAATTTTTTAATGTTATCTAATCCGGCCATGATTTACCTTATTCTGGATTATATTCAGGAATCGGAGATGGATTATCTGGATTCCCTGGATTTGTGTCAGGTGGTAAACCTTGTTCTGGTATTGGGTTTAATACCGGCGCTGTTGATTGTCCTTGAGAGTTAAAATTAAATACCGTGCCATCGGAACTAGTAATGACTTTAGACCCGTCAGAGTTAATAGTAATTGTACCACCATCAGCTGTAGGGTATGTACCTGCAATTGGATTTCCACTAGAATCTGTTTTAATACCAGATCCACTACCACTAAACAAATCAGAAATTGAATTTTTAACACCACCAAGACCGCCAGTACCAAACAAGCCACCACTCGCTGGTTTGTAATTTGGATTGGGTTGACCGTTTGCTAAATAAGGATTGCCAGATGCAGCAGAACCAAACAGCAACGAACCTAAACCACCAGCAGCACCAGTTCCTTGCAAAGTGTTTGCAATTGTAGCAGCTTGGGTAAGGGGAGCCATTTGAGTTTGTTGAGTAACGGTGTTAGGAGCTTTAATGCCAGCCAATAGGTTAGCATAATTGGTCAGGTTTTGGAAGGGAGCATTTTGCTGAGCCAAGCCAACGTTCATTTGATTAGTAATTCCTTGACCAGCAACGGTGCCTAGATTGGCCGCGGCTTGCGAACCATACTGTTGGTTTTGTAATGCAGCAGTCATTTGTTGTGCTTGCAAGTTAGCAAGCGCATTTGCTTTAGCGGTATCAACCGCTGTTTGACCACGCAAACTACCAAAGTTTCCAGAACCAATTGCACCCGCTTCAGTTGGCGCGGTTAAAGTTGGAAGAACCTGATTTAATTGTTTTTGCTGGGCGGAAAACAAACCACCCATGGCAGTGTTTGTATTGGGAGTTACATCACCAGTAGCTTGATTGACAATCCAAGGATTGGCAGCACCACTAGAAATTTGTTGTAATGTGCTTTGTGCTTGAGTGTAAGGATTTTGAGCACCAGGTTGCAAAGTATTAATAGCACCTTGCGCAACAGTTTGCCCTAATTGTGGAGCCGCAGAAGCAGCTTGTCCCGCTTGTTGCACAACTTGCTGTTGAGCAGCATCGTACCAAGATGGCAGAGTAGTCTGCGTCTGTTGGGTGTCCGATAATAAACTATTTAAGCCTGCCATTTTTTATACCTTACGTTTCGCATCTAATAAATACGCCAATGGGCCTTTGCTTTTTGGCGGTAATTTGTCTGGAGAATTGCTTTGTGCATGTTGCCTAATGTTAACCAAAAACTGATCTAATACACTTGCGCCTGCTTCATTACTACCATTACCCAACTTTGATACCACATCAGCTGGAATAACAAACTCACCGTTTGCCAACATGGCGGCAACACTATCGCTAGTGCCATCACCCTCACCTTGAACATAAGTGTTTTCTAAACTATTTAAACCACCTTCAGAAAAGAATGTTGGGTTGTGTCCTTCAGGTGCCACATCACCACCAGCGGCAAAACGACGTTCATGGTAACCAGGTAGTTGAGCACCATGAAACCGTAATGGATGAGATACTGCTTCACCTTTTGTAAAAGAGGCTTGCAACATAGGTTGTGTCCAACCCAATCCACCGCCGTTGCTAAACTTGCGAATTATTCCGCCGTCTGCGGCGTTTAAAATTTGTTGCATAATCTGTTGACTATTATCCACGTTTTGTGCTGGCGCTGGTGTTGTCGGTGTTTGGAAAGTAAACGTTGGTTGGTTTGCTAATTCTACAGGAGTGCCTTGTGTAAATTGCGCAGTTAGATCCGCAAATTGTGGTTTTCTTGCTGCTGTTGTATCAGAAGCATAGGATGTTGTATCAGCAAGCGTCAACGGTGCGGCACCAAAAGACGCTGTTGGTAAAATAGAACCCAGCGGTGAAGTTGCTGCAGTTGATGGCCCCACTGGCGCCACCGAAGGTCCTGCACCACCCCTAACATTGGTTGAGTTAGGTGCACGAAACAAACCATTAATAAATGCTTGTATGGTTGAATCTGATAGTCCAGAGCTAGTAGTTGCTGGAGCAGGTGTTTCCGTTTCTGGCGCAGCGGCTGTTGTATCTGCCGGAGCACCACTGACACCATACTTAGCTAAATCTTCATTAGAAATGCCACTTATTGTTACAGTGCCAGTGGGTGTTACAGACTTTGGTGTAGTTGATGTATCTTCACCACTGGTTAAAACCTGCGCCACCAATGCTTTGTTTGCCGCAACATCTGGACTATCACCAGATTTTAAAGCATTAAAATAAGTGTTTTGCGCACTAGATGCCATGTTGCTGGCAATCGGAACAGCATTTAATGCTTGGTCTACTGACAATCCATTTGAAACAGCATTACTATAAACTGTTTGTTGAGGTGCAGATAGGCTATTAACATCAGTGGCAAAATTCATTGCTACTGTAGGATCATTTGATTTACCAAATGTAATATTAAACGCTTGTTGCGCTGGAGCTGACAAACCATTTAGTTTTGCTGTAGTATCAAAAGCGGTACCAATGTCTGTACCATTACCAGTTAAGTTAGTAAATGCGGTTTGCGCATCACTTGACATGCCAGCTACTTTTTGAGCCGCTACACCAAATTCTTCAGTAGTTTTGTTTAACTGATCATTCTGTGTTGTATATTGATCTTTTAAAGAAGACAACTGATTGGTTGAATCTGTGTACTGCGAATTTAATGTATTAAATTTATCTAATGCTGTTTGAAACGTAGTAGCGTTACTATTATACTGGTTGGTTGCCTCATTTAATTTTGGCACCAAAGCATTGGCTTGGTCCGCTAAACTATTTGCCAAACTAACATTGTTTGCAGATTTAGCATCATTATACTGACTGACCAAACTTTGATATTGTTTGTTTAAATTATCGTAGTTATCATACGCCGTTTTAGCAGTATTTTGTGCCTCTACCGCAGATTGCTGTGATGGCAACAACTGGTCTTTGTACAAAGAAGACGCTTGTTCTAATTGCTTGTTATAGTCACTGATGGTGCTGTTAACAGTATTCCAAGCAGAATTTAATACACTACCTGTTTGGCTTAATGCTGTTCCCAACAAACTATTAGCAATTGCTGCGCTTGGATCTTTTGAGTTAGCAGCTGCGCCCGCTGTTGCCCCAGCAATTTTTCCAGCTAAGCTTGATGCTGTTGCGCCTAAATCATCTTTAAGCGCGCCACCAACTTGTGACCCAACCATACCGCTTAACAAAGACGTTCCACCAGCAGTTAAAGCTTTGTTAATGTCGCCAGTAGTTGCCAAGTTTCCTGCGGTACTTCCCGCAGAACTAATTAGTATTTTAGCTGTTGTTGGGCTTACGCCCAAATATTGAGCTAAATCACCAGCGTAGTTATTAGCAACTCCCATAGTGGCCAATTGAATGCCAGCCGATTCAAGTGCTTTAGTTACATCGCCACCATGAGAAATAACACTGGTTGCTGATATTGCTGGCAAAGCATACAAACTAGCGCCACCTGTTTCTGGAGCCAAAGCATAAGCGCCTATTTGTGCAATAGTAGCAACCGGATCTTTTAATGCGTTGTTAACAATCGGATTAACAACAGTACCAATTGATTGAACCAATTTACTAATTGGATCTGTAATTGATTTAAAAACAGGTTCAACCCAAGATACAGGATTCCAACTTCCACTCATTACAATGCTCCCGAACTAGTTGGAATTTCTTTATCTGGAAGACCACCCTTTTTAATATTTCCTAAATCAATCAATACGACATCATTACCATTTTTACTTTTTTGAGTTTGGTAACTCATACCAGTAAATGGTGGGTGTTTATCGACTACGTATTTTACAACGCCCATGTAGGTTTTTTGGGGAAACTCGGTAATGGCTTTTTGTATTCCAGCCATGCCCATTGCTTTAGCAAACGTTACAGTGTTTTTACAAAAGTTTGGTATAGTGTCTGCGTTTAAAGCTCTAAACTGGCAAAAACTTTGATCTTCTGGAGCCCTATGCACCACGTACAAAGTGTTTCCTTCATGAATGATCAATGCTTTTGCATGATAAGACTCAGCCATTAGGGCTGCTTTTACCTGCTCGGACGTCTCCCCTTGCCCGGCCTCTTTAGCAGCAATAGCAATTATCTCATCTTGCGATAATTTTTGATGTTTTGAATTGATCAATGAGGACACAGGTCTTTTCTCCTGTTTACACTAATACGCAGAATGTCATTTTTTTGCCCTAAATCAAGCACTTGGACCATTAATTATATTGGCAAATTCCATTGCCCATTCTTGCCAGGTCTCATAGGTATCTGGAGTAGGAACGGGGTATCTGCCAAAGGTTTCGGATTGTACAATGTTCATGGCGCCATAACGCCAATCTTCTTCTGAAGAAAACTCAATATTCTTTTGACCATAATAAATAGCCAAATTGCCATTCCAGTCTTCCCAAGTCATATAGTCTGGAAGGCAAGGAAAAAACGACTGAAAACTAGGGTCGTTCGTCGCCATATTCTGCAGTAATTAAGTTACGGCCCATTTGGTAATTGCCATTAACTTCGTTGGATTCAAACTTTAAACGTACTAAACGGTGTTCTACCCGCAAGTCAATCTTACCAGTATCTTTGGTAAAGTAATACGGACCAGAAGATTCTTCATAAGGACCAGAAGCAAACTTACGACCTAAGATGGTCATTGCCATAGTGCCGTCTTGCAAAAAGTTTGGCTCAACTCGGCGAAGGTGCATACGACGGTTAATACCTTGTAATGCATTTTGACTTGGGTTTCCAGTTAGCCAGCTGATATCACTAGTAGTAATACTGGAATACACTGCAATTTCACCTAACAAATTAATTTCGTTAACACCGTATTCATGTTGCCAAATATTAAATCCACCGGTAACATAAAATACTGATGTACCGACTGGCGGAACCGTTGGAAAATTGGTAGAACAGGTAATTAATGTAACACCATCTGGAGCAGTATTATCATTAAAAATAAATTCACTATTGGTTATTAAATAAGTATTATTTAAACTATCAGTAGTGCTAAAACATAATGAATCGCCAGGACTAAACAGTTGCGTTTGGTTACCTGACAAATACAATTGATTTGCGTTTGGTGCTGTTTCCCCAGAGGGAGTTGTTATTACAAAATGTGGTGTACTAAAAATAGGATCATAGTTCCAATCACACCAAATTGGTGTTGGAAACAATTCTGTGGTGTATCCACAAGAGCGTTGTGATCCCTTAGCTTGACCTGCGTCGTACCATAACTTATCTTTTACGTTATAGATAATAGCATCGGTACATTCAGTAGCAGTGCCACGAGGATAAAAGAACCAAATCTCATTGTAACGTGGTACTTTTGTAGCCCATACTTTTTGACGTTGTGAATAATTCAAATTGTCAAAGAGGTAATTTACGTTTTTATCATTAGGCAATACTTGTACGCTACCATTGTATAGATAGAAACGATCTACACCCATCCAAAAAGCAATGCCGTCCATTTCGACAACAGCGCTAGAGGACATAATTGAGATTTGGCTAGAAATAATATCGTATGTCCAGTAAATCGCTGTTGCTTGCGGATTAAAAGACACCCTGATTAAACTGTCAGTGGCCCAAAACAAACCGGATGGTGAGTTAGTACCACCACGCCAAGGCATTCCTTTAACAATTTTAGAAGACGATACGTTGGTTTGGTTAGCTAGTGGACCATTCCAATCATAGAACCCTCGAGCATCGTATGTGCTGCTAACGTTGTTGTTGGCAATAAATCCGTTTGAACCATACACAAAAATAAATGGATACAGCACACAAACACCACCATCAACACTAACTGGCTGATAAGTTGGGTTTTGACCTTGACTATCAGACAAACCAGTAAATGACCATTGATATTGGTTATCCGGGGTAATCGGCCCAACTAACACTTGAGACTTTACACCATTATCAATGTTCACTAAATTTTTGCCTGGGTGAGCAAAGATTGCTAAGTCACCACCTTGCGGACTAAATTGGGCGTCAAACTGCCAGATGTTTCTAAACGGACCATTTTCTGGATCTGGTTCAAACACTGGATTATCGTTTAAATATACCGTTGTAGGTGATCCAACAATGGTGCCACCAGTAACATTTACCACAGTATTTGGTGCGCTATAAGTTGCAGTGCTTACTGTATAGTTTGGAGCAGTATTACTTTGAGCAAATATAACTTGTGTGCTTGCAGGAAACAATGCAGTTAAGTCACCAGCAACTGTAAACGACGTGGTGGTGTTAGACACCAAACCAACAAACGCTGTGCCAGGTAATATCTGCGCAGTAAACGGGCCACTACCAGTACCATAGTTAGTGCTGGTGGTGTAAACATCTAGCTCTTTATAGTTACCTGAGAAAAGGTAATTAACACCGTTGTACGGTTGAGAAATTAATCCTCTAGCAATACCTACCAAGCCATTAAACAGTGTGCGAAAGCCGCCAATTTTCTTTGGTTCCAAGCGTTGAAAACGACACCACACTCCATCAGTGTATTGATCGTTTTGGAATACAGTACCATCACGTTTAATCCCAGCCGGGATTGCTAGGCTGTAGATTGAAGTGTATTGTGAGGTATCCTGTTGCTGATTATCAGCGGCCATTTAGAACTGCCCACCACTAATCAATTGAGCGTTTAGGGTTGCTGCAACCGTAACCAACGGTGTAGACGTATTGGAGTTATCAATCTTAATAATGTCCGTTGAGTTTGCCGATAGTCCCAAAATACCAGTGCTAACCAAATACATGCCAGTATGGGTATCATTATTAAACGAATACGCTGGCAATGCTGCGGTTCCGTCAGCTGCATAAAACGCACCCGTGGTAGCAGAGGTTAATGGGTATAAATATTCACCATCACTAAGCACCGTAACAATTTGACCAGCGGTTAACACCAAAGGTATCTGGGTGCTGTTCTCATTTTGGAAAGTAATATTGTAACCAGATTGGTCGGTGTTGTTAGCCAACACATAAATTTGAGTAATAGCAGGCAATGTTACTGCTAAAGTTTGGGTTCTAGTACCAGACTGGGCAATATAGGTTTGAATGATTGGAGCAAAGTTTACCAAGCTAAATGTATTAGTTGGAATAGAATCCACATCATATGTTGCTGCAGTAAACGTCAAAGCATTTGGGTTTGCCAAGCCAACAGTAATAAACCCGGTTTGGGCGGCATTTAAAAAGATAAAGCCTGAGTCACCAGGGTTGGTATTAATGGAAGTTTGGCCATTAATGGTGTTTGGTGATGTTGGGTTGATAGCCAGTGTGCCAGTACCGTTGTTTCTAAAACCGATGTACCAACCAGTTGATAATGACTGGATAGAAGGTAGTGTAAAGCTACCAGCGCCAGCGTTCCAAACAAACGTTGCAGCACGACTACCATCGGTAATGTTAGGCGATACTGTTACGTTAACTGGGTTTTGGGTAGTAGCTAGTTGACCATTAACAGTAGTTAAACCAGCGCCAGCCAAAGTGGCAGCATCAGCAAACGAGGTGCCAGCACCAAACGTTACGTTTTGCCAAATACCAGCAGCAGAAGTATTGTCAATAAGATAGAAGTACTTACTAATACCAACAGGTACAGTAACGCTAGATCCGCCAGTAAAGTCTGTAATAATAAATTCATGCGCGCCCAGGTTGCGGAAAAGAATGTCTGCGCCCAGCGTTCCTTGATCAGCTTGCGGTAGAGCAATGGTGAGACCATTACTAGCAGCAACGCAATCAATAATGCGGGCAGCAGGAGGCTGACTACCGTTGACAGTAGAAGGCCAGTAGAGAATTTGATCTGTACTAAATGGGAGAGCAAGATAAGATACATCCGTTGGGGTAACAACGGTGCCTGTAAAGGGTGAGGTATAGACGGGTGTCGTTGGCATATTTTATGGTTCCTGAACCGTAGTATTGCGATCTATACGACGAGAGTTATCTTCTTTTTTGAGCGCAGCCAATGCGTCGGTATAGTATTGTTTCCAAACAGGCAGCTTGTCTAAGGCTTTTAAATAGCCCTGAGCTTGTAACAAAGCTCCGTATAACATGGCTTGTGGTGCTATGGCTGTCCATAGGTTTTGTTGGTTTTGCTGATCAAGTGGTTGAATTTCAGCGTAATAAATAATTTCTACCGGATAGTTTTGATCCGGCAGTGGTGCAAAATTCCAGTTGCTATAATCATATTCTGCATAATACAAAGGCTGACCGCCAGAAGATTCTGATAGGTACTGCGCCACATAGTCTTGACTGCGCATTAAAACAGGCGCACCGTTTACCTTCATCGATACGGTTTTACGCCAACGTGCTGGTTTGTTGAGCACGGTTTGGTTTTGCGCTAAGTTGGTTTCTACCACAATCAGCTGCATGTAAGTCTTAAGTTCAGCAGCAATAGAAGACTCAGCCAACGCAATTAGATTAGGAATCTGCGCAATAAAGTCTGCGTCATTACGCTCCATGTATTGCTGGATATTGAGAACGAGGCTATCGTAAGTTTGAATAACACTCATCTTGTATAGTACGAATAATTAGGTTGGAAATAAATCGGTGACTTGTCGCGCTCTTCGTTGCTTGCCTGCATGAACAGCTTATCGGCTTGTTGTTCCAAGTATTGAATACGGGCTAAATCGATGCCAGGTAGCTGCATAGATAATCTGTGTGATAGGCTGGCT